TACGAGATCTAGTACGGTCTCGTGGGCTTGGAGATGTGTATAAGAGACAGCGTGTTACCAGTGCTGCGCGAGGGCAACGAACATATATGGGATGCTGTGAGATATTCGCTTGAGCCGCTGATCAGGAAACAGGAAAGGTGGGTGCCGTTGTGACCAAGGAAAGAGGCGACACGATTACTATCGGCGACGCTGCGCAATTTACCTCGATGGAATTTCCGATCAGCACAGATCCGAGCATCATGAAATTCATTGAGGCTGACGATCAGGCCGAGGATGCAACCATATTTATCCCGGCTTCCACGACTGACAACTGGTGGCGCATCGATCTCGGTGACGGCCAGGGATCACTCTATTACGGTTCGTTCTCGCCATGAACCTCTTCAAAGCCTTCACCAAAGCCCTCTCGGCCATGAGGCATACCGGGGCCTCGAACTTCCTGCTCGGCTTCCTCTCCCGCACCAAATTTGATTATGCCAAGGAAGTTGGCACCGGCATCGATTCATCCGTCGTCACCGCGCCTGTTCAATGGATACAGCGCGCCTTTACCGAGGCCTGGTTGCGAGTGGTCAAACGCAAGGGTGATGAGATTGAGGAAGTCGTGAACCATGATCTGGTCGCCCTGATCGACACGCCCAACCCAGGATACTCAGGGCTGGATCTATGGTCGGCCACGGTGTTCTCGTATCTCACGGCGGGCAATGCCTATTGGCTCAAGATCAGGAACGATAGCGGCAAGGTGGTCGAGCTTTGGTATGTCCCGCACTGGAGGATGACGCCGAAATGGCCTGAGAATGGCATGGAATTCATCAGTCACTATGAGTACAACCACGGCGCAGGGACGCCTTCCAAGGTTCCGCCCGAGGATGTTGTGCATTTCCGCGCCGGCATCGACCCCAGGAATACCCGTCTCGGCATCTCGCCGATCCATGGCGCGATCCGCGAGATATTCATGGACCTGGAATCAAGCAACTGGGTTTCGTCGTTGCTGCGCAATCAGGGCGTCCCTGGGCTGGTGATCTCGCCAGACGGTGAAACGAGCGTTGCCCCTGCAGATGTGACGGCGACCAAGACATGGTTCAAGGAAGCGTTCACCGGGGATCGTCGAGGCGCACCGTTGATCATGGGGGGCAAGACGAAGGTCGAGCAGTATGGCTTCAACCCGCAACAAATGGATCTGAGCGTGGTGCGGGACGTTGCCGAGGAACGGGTATGTTCATGTCTCGGGATACCGGCGGCCATCGTCGGCTTTGGGGCCGGGCTGCAATCGACCAAGGTCGGCGCGACGATGAACGAAATGCGCAAGCTCGCCTGGATCAACGGCATCATCCCTATTCATCGATCCTTCGCCGATACGCTTCAACGATCCTTGATGCCGGATTTCATGCGCGGCCAGTCAAATAACGAGGTCGTCGAATTCGATACATCCCAGGTGACGGCGCTCGAAGAGGATATGAACTTACGGGCCACGCGCTGGAATACACTGATTGTTGGCGGGTGGGCCTTGGTCTCGGATGGGCGGCGAGCCATGGGCCTTGATGTCACTCCAGCCGATGAGGTCTATCTTCGTGGGCTGGCGACCATCGAGGTTCCTGCCGGCGCATCCATGGCGTTGCCGATCAATCAGGACGCCAAGGGGAACGTCATACCGCTGCTGGCATATCAACGCGGCGGACAGAAATCAGACCATTCGCCGACCGAGGAACGGCTGGCGTTGCGGAGATCCCATAAGCCGACGCAGGCTCAAGCGCGATTTGTGGCGATGATGGCGCGTCAACAGCCCGGCCTTGTCGAGTTGTTCGAGCGCCGCCTGATCGCCTTCTTTGAAAAGATGGGCCGAGACGTTGCCGCCGTCGCCCTGCCGATATTGCAAGAGACGTTCAAAGCATCGGCGGAAGACATGATCATCGTCGAACGCATCCTTGGCGGGGCATCAATGGAGGTGTCCGAAGCCGTCCTGCGCGAGACGTATGAAGCCGTTTATTTGGAGGTCGCCAAGTCGTCGGGAGAGGCCGCCGAGGCACTGGGCCTATCCACGGGCCTACCCGACCCGGTAGCGCGGGCAGTGGTCTCCGCTGGAGGCCGCAGGGCGGGTCTGATCGACATGACAGAGAGGGCCAAGACATCGCTATTCAATGCGATCGCCGAGGGCCGGGCGGCGGGCGAAGGGGCCGATGCGTTGGCGCGGCGCGTGCGTGTCGATATCGAGCGCGGACGGTATCGGGATGTCCAGACCAGGGCCAAGGTGATTGCCCGCACCGAGACGGCTTTCGCACAGTCCACGTCGACCATCGAGCGGTCCCGCGAGGCCGGCGTGCAACAGGCCATGGTGTTCGACAATCGGACGGGCTTCGACGATGATATATGTTCGGCCATGGACGGGATCACGGTGACGCTCGATGAGGCGCAGGCCCTGGCCGCCGACGAGCATCCGAACGGCACGCGGTCATTCTCGCCGCTCATACAAGCGGATCAGCAGGAGTAGGATCATGGATATTGAACGGAAAACAATCACGCATCTAAAGGAGCTTGACGAAGCGGGCGTGGGACTGGCGCGCTTCGCAACGCTCAACGTCATCGACTCGGATGGCGATATCACACTGCCTGGCGCGTTCGGTGAGCAGAACGTCAAGGTAATGCCGTCGCACGATTGGGGCGCGGTGCCGTTGGGCTCGGCTCGGATTTTCGAGAAAGGCGATGAAGCTCTCGCCGAATTCAAGATCAATCTGGACACCGCCAGCGGCAAGGAATGGCACTCGGCCCTCAAGTTCGATCTGGAGCAAGGCAAGGGTCTGATCGAGTGGTCGTATGGTTTCAAGATTGAGGACTCAGAGACCGAGACGCGGGACGGTGAATCGGTGCGGCTGTTGAAGAAGCTCACCGTCCATGAGGTCTCGCCTGTCATGCTCGGGGCGGGCGTCGATACCGGGACGTTGGCGATCAAGGGCGACGACAAGAAGAGCGGGCTGTCGTTGCTCGACCACATCAAGGCGGCGTTGGACGAAGTTGAAGCGGTGAACAAACGTATCGCCGAGGTCACAGAGTTGCGCGCTAAGGACAGCCGCTCCCTCGGCGTGGATACGACCTTGCACGCCCTTGATCTGGAGGCCGCCCTTGAACGAACGAAAGCGCTTTCCGACCGGCTCGCCTCGATCATCTTCAAGGGCTCGCCGAAGGACGCCGGGCAATTGCTCGCGCAATTCACCTCAACTTTCGTGAAAAAACGGTGAAAAAAATACGCCTCTACAAATCGCCGTTTACTCCCGTTTGACTTTCCCGTTTTTTCGTCTCGGATAAATAGGGCGTTGTTCCGTATAGATTAAAGTTGTACCCCAGGTGTACCCGCCCGCATCGCTCGGGTACAGAAAAAAGGAATCTCGCGCCCTGGCACGTCGTGTTTTTGTAAAAAAGGTGCACGAAAGACACCGCTATTTCGACACTCTGGACACGCAAGATATTGATATCCCTACATAGTGGGATAAATCCAACCCACTTAAAATAAATCCTGAGTCGGCGAACTATTTATAAGTCTCTGTAATCCCTACATCTTATTTGTACCCGAGCGATGCCCCCTTACCTTACCTATAAAAGAGAATTAAGATTCCCCCTTACCCCCAGTTATCCACATATCCACAGATAAGCGGAATGGAATTTATCAATATTGAATCTTGAATAGGTATGATGGTATGATGATTTGGAATTCAAGGCTTGGGCGCGAGCGAGGGACAGACAGCCGGTCGACTTGGCCTAGCGTACCTGGGGCCGACCTGAGATCGAGCGCCAAAGTAAATGAAAATATTACTTGACGCTAAGCATATACAAGCAAGATAACTCAAACTGAGACAGTGCCTAATTAACTGTTGACACTAAATGAAATCGTGGTACATTTAATTCGGGTACTGGACAACCCCCCAACGGCGGCTCTCCGTGTCTGTCGGCGTTCTCTTGAAGAGAGCGCCGCTGCCACCCGCAAGGGAGCAAAACGAGGGCCGCCACGTTGAGACGCGCCAGGCGGCCCCTTGGATAGAACCGTTCCCTTTTTTCGGAGAGGGGCGCTGCTACCCGAAAGGATGTAGACCGGGGGCCGCCGCTTGAATTACGCCGAGCACGCTCGGGCCTACGGGTGGGCGTCAAGCGGGTTAAGGCTCCGGGGCGGAGTGCTGAAAAGGTCCGCTAAAAATGCCTCAGGCGACGATCCACAAGGCTAGCCAGAGTGGGTCGTCGCCAACTTTCTTGACAACCTAATCCCCGATCTGTATTACCGCTGATTATTCACGTCTCATCTGGATGGGACATTCATCAGATGCAAGCGCTGGCGCTGGCGAACGCGATCACAGACCGGAGGCGTGCTATGCCCAAATTTAATGGAACACTGAAAGAGCTTCGTGAGCTTCGCACCACTAGCGAGGAAGCGCTTGCCAAGATATTCGAGGAAGCCAAAACCGAAGACGGCAATCTCGATTTCACCAAGGTTGAATGTCTCGGCAAGGACGTGAAAGGCAACTCGGTCGCCGTGGCCGAAAAGGTCCGGGGCATGAACGATGAGCTTACCGAGATCGCCAAGGATATCGAGACGCTGGAAGCCGGCGACGCCGCCCATCAGTCTCACCTCGAACGCATCAAGGCGAATCGCACCGTCCCGCACCCCGGCACGTCGGAGGGCGGCAAGAGCGCGCAGCCCGAGCAGATCAAGAGCTTCGGCCAGCAAGTCATCGAACATGATACCTTCAAGGAATGGCTCGCCGGCAACAAGTCATCGCCCATCGAGCTTCCTGACTATGGCCTCAAGACGCTGTTCGAGACATCCGCTGGCTGGGCTCCCGAATCGACGCGCACCGGCCTTCTGATCGAGGGCCGCACTCGACCCATCCAGGTAACCGATCTCATCCCGGCGGGCCAAACCGGCATGGCGGCGATCGTCTACATGGAAGAGACCACGCGCACCCATATAGCCGCCGAAAGGGCCGAGGGGGCGGCTTATGCCGAAGACACCCTGGCACTCACCGAGCAATCATCGACTGTCCGCTCGATCGGCACCTCGATCCCGGTGACTGACGAACAGCTTGAAGATGTTGCGATGGTGGAAGCCTATCTCAATCAGCGGCTACGTTTCAGTTGTCGCCAACGCCTCGACGGCCAGCTTCTGACCGGCGATGGCAACGCCCCCAATCTTCGCGGCATCCTCAACACCGGCAGCATCCAGACCCAGGCCAAGGGCTCCGACCCGACACCGGACGCGATCTATAAGGCCATGACTCTGGTTCGCGTCACCGGACGCGCCATGCCGAATGCGGTGATCTTTCACCCGAATGACTGGCAGGCGATCCGACTGCTCCGCACCGCCGATGGCGTCTACATTTGGGGCTCGCCTTCGGACTCCGGCCCGGAACGCATTTGGGGCCTTCCCATTGTCCAGACCGACGCCGAGACTGAGAACACCGCGCTCGTCGGCGACTATGCGAACTTCTGCATGTTGTTCGAGCGCCGGGGTGTCGAGGTCAAGATCGGCCTGGACGCCTCCGATTTCACCACTGGCAAACAGCATATGCGCGCCTCTCTTCGCGCCGCCTTCGTGGTGTTCCGCCCGACCGCATTCTGCACAGTTACGGGTATCTGATTTGACCACCTGACGCTGGATATTAGCTCCGCGTCACACACAGGAGAATTACCATGTCCGGTATCGAAGGCACGGTTATCGAACTCTCGCTTCGTCGTACTTGGAGGAATGCCGGCGCACCGTCTGATGGCGGGGCCGGCACCCTCGCCAACATCGCCGAAGCGGGCGACCTTCTGATCGATTTCACCAATACGACGCTCTATCAGAACACCAACACTCAATCATCGCCGACATGGACGCTGCTCGGGGCCGGCTCAAGTCCGGGCCTGGTTGGCGACATGGCGGCAAACGGCACCGGCACGGCAAACGTGATCGGCGTCGATGCTGGTTTCTCCCCGGCGGATCACGTCCACAAGATCGGCGAGCATGACCATTCCGACGCCACCAAGGGCAGCCCCATTGTCCTCGCCGCTCTTGGGGCTGGTATCTTCACCGCCGACGCGACGGGCCGGGGGAAGTTCGCAACCGATTTTGTCGATGCCACGATCCTCGGTGATGGCGCTGTCGACGACGCCGACAAGTTCGGGGCCGGCGCGCTTTCAGCGGACGCCACGGGCCGGGCCGTCATGGCCTCGGATTTCTTCAACGCCGCGACCGCCGCCGACAAGTTCGAGGACTCATCGATCCCCGGCGCGAAGGTCAATTTCTCGTTTGGCGTCACGCCGGTTACGATTGTCCCTGACGCAACCGGGGCCGAGGGATCAAGCGCCTCGGTGGCGCGCGCCGATCACACGCACGGCCTGACGGCGGCTACCCCTGACGCAACCTATTCACTGGCGGCGGCGGCGGCAGAGGGCTCGGCGTCCACATTCCTACGCTCGGATGCCGTGTTCCTGGCACGCCTCGCCAACGACGTTGATTTCGTCGGTCGCAACGCCGTCGATGGGGCCGATGTCAATGCCTGGAAACTCAGCGCGCAGGATTTATTCCATATCAGCACCGTCTCATATGAAGTCGGGACCGCCAACCTGACGACGTTCACCGTGAGCAACCCCGGCGCGCCCCGAACCATCACATTCGCCGATCCCGGCGGCGCTGACTCGGTGGCCTATCTGGACACGACGCAGATCCTCACCAACAAGTCACTGACCGCTCCGACGATCACCGGCGGCACCGCCATCGAATTGACGGCGCTCAGTGTCCGCTCGACCGCCGGCAATGATCTTCTGTTCGCCTCGACCGAGGCGCTTGGCGCGGATCGGACGCTCGAATTCGATGTGTCGGATGCGAACAAGAAGATCACGCTGACCGGCGACTTCACGATGTCCGGGGCGTTCGGTCTCACGCTGACGATTACGAATACAACCGACGTTACCCTGCCGATCACGGGCACGCTCGCCACGCTCGCCGGAAGCGAGGCGCTTACCAACAAGACGATCACGGCCATGGCCGGCAACATGAACATGACCGACCAGCCCCTTGAAGGCTCGACCGCCGCCGATGGCGATCTGACCTTGGCCGCCACGACCAGCGGCACCACGGATGCAGCCTACATCGTCGCCGAACATGCGCTCGACTCAAGCATCGGCGGCTTGGCGACCAGCGTTGTTGCCGGCGCGGTCGGTGATGGCTCTTTCGTGGTCACCGCACCGCCTAATGGTATGATGGCAATCGATAGCGCGAATGGCCGCCTCTACTTCAAATACGGGGCGGCCTGGCATTACACCGCACAGACCGCCGGCATCCAAATCCCCGTCGAGGAAATCGGGGATATGAAGGTTGGCGATGAGATCTATTGCGAGATCGATAAGGTGATGTCCGATGGCGCGATGCACGCGCTTTGGAGGGTGCGCTAATGGCGGGCCGTAAGCGTCAGAGTAGCCGTCCCGAGCCAGTCCCGGCGGCACCACCGACCGGGGCGGCGCAGCCCGAGGCCCAGCCGGAAGCCGCCCCGCAACTCGCCACGCCGCTTGAGACTGCCACGGCAAATGCCCGCGCCTTTAAAATCCTGGTCGGCAAGATGGAGCAGGAACTCAATGAGGCGCGCATCAAGCTCTTGAAGTGGCAGGGGGCCGCCGAATTCCAGGCCAGCCTTGAGCGCCCTGACGGCCCAGGCAACGGCAAGGATACGGTCGACCCTCTCACGCCTGACGCGGGCGACAAGGAGACAGGATCATGAACATGATCGCCAAAGAGCGGATGTACACCAACGCAGCGCAAACCAAACTGGTACGCGCGGGCAGCCCGGACGCCGCCTTTCTCTACGCCACGCCCGGCACCGAGATCCCCGAGAGCGCCGTCAAGCGGTTCGGCATTGTCGATGGCCGCAAGTTCACCAAGGATCCGAAGCCAGCCAAGAAGCCCGCTGACAAGAAGGCCAAGACGCCGGCGACTGACAAAGCCAAGAAGCCCGCCGAGAACAAAGGCGGGCTGACGATCACCCCTTTGTCCGACGCCGACAAGGAATCCTGATCCCCGCAAGATCGCCCAAATATTAGGAGCCTATCGCTATGACCGATGTCAATCTGACGCCTCAAACATTAACCGATGCCGGCGTTGAAGCCTCGCGCACCGGCAGCCTTTCGCTGTCAAACAATTATTTCTTCACGAACAACGGCACCACGATCCTCAACTTCATCAAGGGCTCGGCCGTCGATTGCACCGTGACGATTGTCACCCCGAAGACTGTTCAAGGGCTGGCGGTCGCCGACCGCGCCGTGACCGTGACGGGCTCGACCGGCGATATATTCGTCGGGCCGTTCGCTCCGGGCGTCTACAACAATGCGAATGGGAAGGTCGAGTTTACGCTGGCATCGAATATCGACGGCCTGGATGTCGCCGTCGTGCAATACTGATAAGGGCGGCTGGCGGCTGTGACCACATTGACGCGCGTTCAAGAACGGATTGAAACGGACCTCACGGGGACCGAACTCCAATCCATGATCGATGAAGTGGTCGCGGAAATTGAGCGCCGCTTCGGTCCAGAGGCATCGATCATTGTCTTTCTTGATGGCGACCGCAAATACCTATCCCTGATCCGCCAAGCCAACACCATAACGTCGATAGTCGAGATCCTCGGCACCGACGAAACGACGATCGAGACTGACGACTATCGCGTGCTCGATGGCGGGCGCACCCTGGAACGCCTGGGCGACGGCACCAACGGTCGCCTGCTTTGGGAGCGGCTGGTCAAAGTCACCTACACGCCGGCGTCGAAAGCCGAGGAACGCGAAGAGGTTGTGATCTTGGTTGTTCAACTGGGCGTCGAGTATAAAGGGCTGAGGGCTGAGAAATCCGGTGATTATTCGGTGACGTTCGCCGACTATAAGGCCGAGCGTGAGGCCCTGATAGGCGGCCTGACGCCTCGGCGCGGAGTGTTGATGGCATGACTAGAGGTCGCCTCACAATGCGCGCTGATCTGGAGCGGAACACCGAGAACGCCACGGATGCTCATGGCCATCCGGCGACGCCGGTTTTCTCTGTGATCGGCAGGATTGCGACATGGGTCTATTCCAAGGTCCGCCGCGAGATCACCGATGGCGGCAAGCTGACGGTCATCGAGGATGTCCGGGCCTTCTTTTCAAAGAATGCCGACGTGCAACAGGCCGATGAAATATCGGATATCAGGGATCGCTTGGGGCAAATCGTAATGCCGGGCCGCTATCGCATCGAGACGATCCAGCGAAAGCGCCGCCACCAGGAAGCCGGCTTGCTCAAGGTGATGTCATGACCGAAGATCAGAAAGTCGCGTACTTAGCGGGATTAGTTGACGCCGATGGGTCAATCATAATGGCGAAGTCTAAGAATTCTCGCTATCGTCATCCGGCGGTTATAATAGCCAACGCATCGAAATCAATAATGGTCTGGCTGGAAGTGAACTTCGGAGGGGTGGGCTGGAATAACAATGCATCAAAAAAGAATCCGAAATTTCGTGATTGTTATTTTTGGCGGCTCGTAGGCACTCAAGCTGTCGATCTTCTTAAACAGATCGCCCCGTATCTTAATGAAGAAATGAAAACAAAACGCGCAAACATGCTTATCGCCCGGAACATATCGCGTGGAGGCGGGCGCTACACCGACGCGGAGAGAGAACAGAAATTGCAGTTGGAGCGTGATTTTATCGCGACTAGCCGTTGTCCGGAAAGGTGGGCCGCATGAGCCTGGACTGGCAAGGCGACAAGGTGATCTCCCGAATGCAGCGCGCACAGGTCGAGGGCGTCGAGGCGACCATGGCCGCCGCCGTCATCCACGCCAAGCGCAATCATGAATGGATCAATCGCACCGGCACACTGGAACGGTCGATTGATATCCATGAACACGCCACGGCAGTTCGAGGCGGCGCGCGAGGCCTTTGGGGATCGCTCGATATCGTCTATGCCCTGATCCATGAACTCGGCGGGCTGTTCATCACGGCGAGGCCATATCTCAGGCCGGCGGCGGATGTTCAATATCCGGGGCTGGCACGGCGCATCAAGGTAGCGTTCGCATGAGCGCGGATATCATCGAGGGCCTGATCGTCTTCTTGCAAGCGGATATACCCCTGGCCGCGCTGGTCGGAACTCGTGTCTTTGGCAATGAGCTACCCCGCGCCGAAGACGACAGCATGGCTCGCAAAGCCGTCGTGTTGCAACCATCGGGCGGGCCTATCCTCATGGGCGGATCGTATGTCAGGCACACAAGCCAGCGTTTCGATATATTCAGTTATGGCGAGACCGTCTTTCAATGCCAGCGCGTCAGCCGCGCCGTCTTCGATGCGCTCAAGCAATTGCAGCGTAGCGTATCGGCGGGCGTGTTAATCCATTGGGTCGATCCGGCGGGCGGCTTTGCCAATATCCGCGATCCCGACGCAAGATGGCCGATCAACTTTCAATCATTCCAGGCGTTCTATGCCGAGGAAGCCGCCGCATAAGGAGAGAATATCATGACGCAGACAGCACCCTTCGAGATCATCGCCGCGCCTTACACCGTCTATTTCGCGGCGACCGGAACCAGCTTCCCCGAGGTCGACGATACAGCCGTAACCGGCTTTACCAAGATCGGCACGGCGGGCGATCGCAATTATTCCGAGGATGGCGTGGTCATCGTGCATGAGCAGACCGTCGAGTTATTCCGAATGCTCGGCGGCACCGGCCCGCGTAAGGCGGTGCGCACGGAAGAGGGCCTGATGGTCCGCTTTACGCTGCATGATATGACGCCGGAGGAATACAACGTGGCGCTCAACAACAACGCCGAGACAACCGTCGCGGCGGCCAGCGGCACGCCTGGTCATAAGGACATCAAGCTCTATCAGGATATCGACGTGGTCTTGATGGCGCTTCTTGCTCGCGGCAACGTCTCATCCGAAGGCGCTGGATGGCTCACGCAATATCAAATCCCGGTCTGTTTTCAAAGCGCCTCCCCCGATCCGACGTTCGTCAAGGGTGCGCCGGCAGGGCTGGCCCTGGAATTCACCGCGCTCGAAGACCCGGACGCCGCGACAGCGAACGCTCGCTTCGGAAAACTCGTCACGCAACATGCAACCCAGCTCGCATAGGCTGATCAGCGCCGCGCGAGAATTTAACGGCCTGGCGGTACATCACAAGCGGGAGGCGGCTCGTCATCGGCGGCGGGCGATTGAGTACCGCGAGCGCCAGGCCGAGATAGAACGTAAGTGTGCCGAGATTGGCATCGAGATCGTTTATGAAACTGGCGAAGAGAAGGAGAAATCTCATGGCCGAATCAGTCCTAAAACTATCCACACTCATTGACCGACCGACCATCATCATCGACGACGTGAGCTATGGAATCAGATCGCCGGATGAATTGTCCGTGCTTGATCATTATCGGCTTGGCAGCCAGGGCAAGAAGCTCGATGCCCTGATGGATGAGCCCGAACTCGACGACGAGGGCGAGAAAAAACTGTCAACGCTTTTACATGCCATCACGGATTTCATCATGGTTGATGTGCCGGCTGATGTTCGGGTCAAACTCTCGGACGCCATGAGAACGGAGATCGCCGAGGTTTTTACGACGCTTCCGTTGCGGAAACACCTGACGGCATTGACCAAGGAGATCACCACGACGGAAGCAGCGACAAGGAAGGCGATGGCGGACCTGCCGGCGACGGAAGCGACGGCAGAGGAATAGAAATCGATTGGGGCGAAGCCACGGCGCGGCTTCAAAGGTTCTACGGCGGGCCGCCGGGATGGTGGCTCTACGATGCGCCGATAGCCTTGGTCCGCGCCTACATGACGATGCTGCCAAGGCTTGAGGCCGGCGAGACAATGGAGACGGCCCTGGCCGTGGCGCTCGGAACGGGCAGCTTGAAGAAGGAAGAGCAGAGGCGAACGATGCAAGCGTTGCAGAAAAAGACCAACGCGCCACGGATGCGCCCCGCAAAGGCAACCGCCGCCATGCTGGATTCAATCGGGATCGAGGTGGTAGTCAAGCCGAGTGAGGCCGGCCATGGTTGAACGTCTTGGATCGGCGGTTCTGGAGCTTTCGACCGACGACAAGAAATTTACCAAGGGCGTCAAGGGTGCGAAGACCGCCGCCGGAAAGCTCGACAAGAATCTCGGGAAGGCTGAGAAGTCATCCCGCAAACTAGGCCGCGCGCTCGGCAAGGTCGGGACGCGGGTCAAGGGTCTCGCCAAAAGATTGATCTCCATGCGAAGCGCCGTTGTCCTGGCGGCGGGTGTGGTCGGCCTTGGGCTGCTGACCAAGAAGGCGTTGAACACGATGGACACGATAGGCAAGATGGCCGACGCCATTGGTATCTCGACCGACGCTTTGCAGGAATATAGACACGCCGCCGAACTGTCCGGGGTTGCAACCGCATTGCTGGACAAGTCACTGTTGGTGGCAACCAAAAATATCGGCGACCTGGGCCGATCATCAAGCGAACTCGAAACATCGCTGAAAGACCTTGCGCCTGAATTGCTCGCCAACATGAAGGCGGCCAGTACTATCGAGGAAGCGTTGAGATTGGCCTTCCTCGCCATGGCGGATTTTTCCAAGCAGGCAAAGCGCTCCGCTGTATCGGCTACATTATTCGGTCGAGGCGGGAAGCTGATGACCAACATGATCAGGAACGGGTCCGATGCCTTACGCGAAATGATCCGAGAGACGCGCACCCTTGGCCTGATCATCCCCGAGGTTCTGATCCGCAACGCCGAGGAAGCCAACGATCAATTAACGCGCATGACGAAGGTCATGGGGGTACAGGCAACTATAATGTTGGGGACACTTGCGCCAGCTATTATAGAACTAGGCAATTGGTTTCTGACATTCACGCCGGCCATCAAAGTATTCATGGAAGAATTTCTTATAGCGCGCGGTCTTTTAGAGGGCGTGTCTGTCGAAAGTTTAACAAGAGAATTAAATAGACTCCAACATGAATGGTTGAATCTACAAGACGCCTGGTCTAAAGGCAAGGTTCCCGAAATAATAATGCTTGAATTGGAAGTTGCGATAGAAGCTGTCCGTATGCAGTTGGCCAAACTCAATGAGGAGGTAGCGAAGACGACGGAACCAATCAAGACGCCGTTCACATCACTAGACCCCGACGACATAAAGCCAACCGCAGCCGCTCTCAAAGCATACATCGCCCTTCAAAGTCGGGCGGCGGGAGTTATCATCAGAACGCGGACGGCTCAAGAGCAGTTCAACATAACGATGGTCGATCTCCGAGAGCTTTTAACGCACGCCCTGATCGATTGGGAGACATACAATCGTGCCGTCGAGATGGCGCAGGAAACATTGAACGAGACTGGCGATGCGGGAGTGGATGTATTCGAGAGGCTTGAAGAGGCCGGGGAAACGGCATTCGATAATCTGTCGGACGCCTTGATCGAATTTGGGGCGACAGGCAAATTCGAGTGGCGCGATCTGGCGCGCGTGGCGCTTACGGCGATCCGGGATATCGTTGCCGCATACACTAACAAGGGCAGCTTCGGCTCAATCTTCGCAACATTGGTGAGCGGCATATTCGGCGGCGGACTGTTCGGCGGCAGTAGTAGCGGACCGCCCATAAGGCCACCGCCGAGGCGGCACGGCGGGAGTGCAGCCGCCGGCCAACTTTTAATGACCGGCGAAGGCGGGCGGGAATTATTCCGGCCCAGCGTTGCAGGAAGCATCCTCTCAAATCGTGACACCGAGAAAGCGATGGGCGGCGGCGATACGTTCATCATCGACGCAACCGGCGCTGATGCCGAAGGATTGCAACGAGTGGAATCCCTCATTATCTCGTTGGATGGCTCTATCGAGCGACGCTCGGTTGCCGCAGTCATCACTCAAAGCCGCCGCCAGCCAAGAATGTTCGGGTGATCAATCATGGCAATCTCATATCCACTTTCAACGCCGACAACCTCGGGCCAGCAAAGCATAAGGATAACGGCAAATTCTGTCGTCGCCGTTTCACGCTCGCCGTTCACCAGGGCCATACAGGCCCAGGTGCATCAAGGGCAGTGGTGGGATTTGCAAGTCACGATCATGTCCGGGCAGCGCGAGGACATTGAACCATGGGCCGCCTTCTTGATGAAACTCAACGGACAGGAAGGGACGTTCCTACTGGGCGATAATGTGAACTCGAACCCCAGGGGCGCGGCTGACGGCGCACCGTTGATCGATGGCGCGTTGCAGGTCGGCAATGAGATCGACATCAAGGGTGCATCGCTCGGGACGACCAACTATCTCATGGAAGGCGATTGGATCGGCTTCAATCAATTGACCATCCCCCGGTTATACAAAGTTCTTGAGGATGTCGATTCCGATGGTGCCGGCGATCTGACGGTGACGATCTGGCCGAATGTGAATTCAGCGACCTCGCCCGCCAACGGTGTCGCCGTCGCCATGCAATCGCCCAAGGGTGTGTTCCGATTGGCGAGCAATGCAATGCCCTATGCCATCCGGCGCGGCACCGTGTACGAACTCAGCTTCCGCGCGATCAGCGAGGTCTGATAGATGGCCCGCAATATCACTGGGGCGCTCAATACCAAGATGAAGGGCGAAAGCCTTGAAGTGGTTTTCCTGGTCGAGTTGGAATATCCGAGCGGATCTGTACGCCTGTGGAACGGCTACGGCGAACTCGCATTTGATTCCAAGCTATGGACAGGCGGCGGCGAATTCCTGCGCATTTCGGAAATCAAAGAAACAGAAGGCATAGTGGCGTCGGGGATGGTGTTTACTTTATCAGGCATCCCGAGCGCCGCGATCACCAATGCGCTTGGCACCGACTATCAGGACCGCCCGGCGACGCTGTACATCGGCGTTTTGGATACCAACATGCGCGACCTGGTCGCCGATCCTTATGTCGTGTTCGAGGGCCTCATGGACGTGCAGACCATCAATGATGGCGGCGATACGGCAACCGTCGAAGTCACCGCCGAAAATCATTTGATCGATCTTCAACGAGCAACCAATCGGACATATACGCCCGAGGATCAAGCCTTGGAATTCCCTGACGATAGGGGCCTGGATTTCATAACATCGCTGCAAACGAAAGATGTCCTATGGAAACCGGCGAGCACCTGAAACGCTACCCTAATTGGCGGTGGCGTTTTGAAATCGCAATCAAATGCGAAGTACGTAGGCCGTTTGAATGGGGGCAATGTGATTGTTGCTTGGTCGCATTTCGTCTTGTGCGTGCGATTACCGGGGCTGATCTGTTTCCCTATCGCGGCAAATATTCGGACTTAAGGGGACTGCATGAAATAGGCCGTAAGAATTTCGATGGCGCTTTGACAACCGAGGATTTGGCGCGGCGGCTGCTTGGCGGCTCCATTGATCCAGGCGGCGCTCGCGTCGGCGATATGATGTTTTTCGAGAGGGGCGCTTGGAACTCGCTCGGAACGATGACGGCTAATGGAGCGATGTTTCGCGGTCTCGATGGCATGATCTTCATGCCGCCCTCGCGTTGCAAATGCGCCTGGAAAATCGGCTAACCGATGGCACTCTTCACCGCACTGATATCCGCCGCCGTATCGGCGGCAGTCTCTTTCGCCACGGGAGCATCGGTCTTCGGGTTGGCGACAGGCCTATCGGCGATTGTCATGGGTATCGGATCGCTGGCGATGAGCGCGGTAACATCATTGCTCCAGCCCAAGCGACCGAACATCACGCCGTTCAATGTCTCACAGGGCCGCACCCTTCAAATCCGACAGCCGCTCACCTATCGCCGCAAGCTCTATGGCGAGTCGCGAATCTCGGGATCGATCGGAGTGTTCGAGTCGACCGGAGATAATCGCTTTTTCCATATGATCATTCTGCACGGCGAAGGATGCTTTGAGGAAATCGGCACTACCTATTTCAACGACGAACCGATCTTCAAGGATCAACTTGATGGCTCCGGCTTTGTCACTTCGGGCCGATTCTTCGATGCCGATACGCCGGTTCGCATCAAGAAGCATTTGGGGTGCGGCGGCGTGCCGGCGAACCAAACGCCGGTCGCGCAAGCCGCCGGTGGCCTGATCGGCACCATGTCAAACAATGGCGGCCTGGCCGCGTCGTTTGATGGTGACATTGACCAGACCCACAACGCCAGCTCAGAAGATCGTTTCGTGTTGATCGGCTACATCGGCAAGGACTGGGGCGCGGCGGTCACAAAGACCATCACCGGGTTCCAGGCGTGGGGAACGAACACAACCGGATTCAGTAATCCCGATGGTCCCAATCAGCCCGTTGGTATCACTATAACTTTACAGGGTTCGACGGATAATTTCGGAGCCTCCATTGTCGACCTCGGTTCGGCGGGGCCAATCGACAATGAGGCGAGCCTTCTGATTACCAAGATGTCCGGAATCACATCAACGACTGCTTACAGATACCATCGTTTGAAGATCGAACACCCGACATCGGGCGGTACAGTAGAGAAGGTCCGCTGCACCGAAATCATTTTCTATATTGGACCGGCGGCCTCGACCGATACAGCGGACGCCGATCTTGTTTCCGAAATGACCAGCTGGACAACCGACCATACTTTGAGCGGAATCGCCTACACCTATATCCGCCTCGACGCCAATCAGGATATGTACCCTGGCGGCCTTCCCAATGTCTCGATGAATTGCAAGGGCGCGCTGGTCCTCGATCCGAGGGACTCCGGCACAAGATGGTCGCCGAATCCGGCGCTCTGCCTTTATGATTATCTCAGGGACACCAAAGTTGGAAAGAGTGTTCCGGTGGCGAAGATCGATACCGCGAGCGTCAATACGGCTGCTGACATATGCGATGAATTCGTGGCCGTCGTGGATTCAACGCATGTCGTTGACAACACCGATACGGCGAACGATCTATTCACGCTCAATGGTGCCGAGCTTCTGTTGAAGTACCAGACCGGCGATCATGTCGAGATTACCACAACCGGAGCATTACCCGCTCCGTTCGTGGACCTCACCGATTACTTCGTCATCGTCTGGCAGGAACAAACGCCGATCAAGGTCAAGCTGGCGACAACCTATCTAAACGCTCTTGCAGGAACGGCCATAGACATCACGACAGAGGGCACCGGCATCCATACCCTCACAAAGAAAGCGGAGCCGCGCTACACCGTCAACGGGCTGGTGGACGCCGACCGCGATCCAAGCCTGGTCATCACGGAACTATTGGAGGCGATGGGCGGCCGACTGGTGAAGGTCGGGAGTGTCTGGAAAATGTACGCCGCCGGATATGTCGCGCCGACGATCACCATCGATGAGGATAATTTGAGAGGGCCGCTTACCATAGCTACAAAGCATTCGCGGCGAGTCCGTTTCAATGCCGTGAAGGGTACTTATATTACTCCGCTCAATTACGGCGAGATCAGCAACTACCCGGCGATCACCAACGCGCTCTATAAAACCGAAGACAATGAGAAGCGCATCTATACCGACCTCGACCTACCGTACACATCCCGGCCAGGCCAGGCCGAGCGATTGGCGAAAATACACCTTGAACGCCACCGCCAGCAAATAACCGTTCTGGCTCAACTCAATCTTTCCGGTTTCGAGATAGAGGCTATCGATATCATCAAGGTCAATTATGACCGCGCTTCATGGACGGATAAGGAATTCGATGTTGTCGGCTGGTCGTTGACTCCATACACGGCGGCGGGCGGAGTGCCGGCATTCGGGATCGATCTGGAACTCCGCGAGACAGCCGAGGAAGTTTATGACTGGAACAGCGGCGAAGAAACCATCGTCGATCCCGCGCCCGACACCAATATGCCCGATGCGTTCAACGTCGCTACGCCAACCGGATTGACCCTGACATCGGGAGCATCAACGCTTTTCATCAAGGCTGACGGAACGGTGGTCTCGCGCATACTTGCATCATGGACGGCGGCTGGCGACTTCATGGTGAACGAGTATGAAATCCAGATCAAGAAATCCGCCGATCCCGACGTGGCCGCTTCCTGGTCTCATTTCTCGGTGCGCGAGGGCAAGCTGTTCATCTATCTCTCGGCGGTTCAAGATAATGTCGATTACGATGTCAGAGTGCGAAGCCTCAACGCCTACAACGTGCGCTCGGATTGGGTCACGGTGTCAGATCATACCGTGGTCGCCAAGACTGCCGCGCCTTCCAGTGTCGCAACGCTCACCGTGCAACAGAGCGATGAGCAGGTGACGATCAAATATCCGGCCATCGCGGACACCGATCTTGGCAGCTATGAGATCCGATACATGCCAGCGCCCTTCGATTGGGATTCGGCAATCCTGGTCACGGAAGACACGCGCTCGACCTTGATCACTTCACGGGCGATCCCGCCCGGAACCTGGGTCGTCGGCGTCAAGGCGATCGATACCTCGGGAAATTATTCGGCGACCGCTGTCACGGCGACGATTACCGTTGTCAATGTGAACACAAGCATCGTCTCGCAATCCGAACATGCAAGGTGGCCGGGCGCGCTGACCGGCTACATCCGCCATGACGTGTCGGGCGGGCTGATACCTGAATCGAATACGGCGGCCAGCGCCATGACCGACGCGCAGCTATGGGATCAACTGGTTTTCGATCCGGTCACGACCTCAATCTATGAAGCCAAGGAAATCAACCTCGGATTCGACGCCGACGATATGCGGGTGTTCGCCGAGCTGGGCGGCCAGATCGGCGTATTGGAATCGGGCATTGTCGATCCGATTTTCTCTATCGATTATCGGGATGAAGCAGACGGGTATGACGGCTTCGAGGATTGGCCGACACCCGCCGCCGCCAATTTCAGACGCTTGAAGGCCCGCGTCACTTTCACCAATGCAACCGGCGTTGCATCGTTTACGACATACACCATCAATGTCGATGCTCAGGAACACACCGAGACGCACCCGGACGAAACCATTGCGGCGGCGGGCGGCTCGACCATCAGCTTCGATCAGCAATATCACACCGCGCCGGCGATCGCCGTTTCCGCCGAGGCCGCCGCCGCGCTATTCGCCACCTATGACAATGTCACGACCACTTCGGTTGACATCTTCATTTGGGATTCTGGCGGCAATGATGTAGGCGGTACGGCGACGATCACCGTTACAGGAGTTTAGATAATGACCGTTTCAACATTCACGCAGCCCGACCAGACGGACGGCGGCTCGACCTACAAGAACGCCATCGACGCGGCGACATCAGTCATGTCTCGCCAGGCGGCGGCCTTCGCCGGGCATCAACAGACCGTGGCCGATCTGACCGTGCGCGTCGACGCCGGATCGATCTTGGATATCGCAGCCGGGACCATCACCGAAATAGCGGCTGACGATACGGCTGGATTGACAGCGCCGGTGGGCGATCTCCGCAAGGATATCGTCTACATCGATGAAGTCACCGGCGCGGTCGGTGTGGCAACCGGCGCGGAAGCCGGCAGTCCTGTCGATCCGAGCATACCGGCGGGCAAGATACCGATTGTGCGGATCAACTGGACGGTCGCCATGGCCGAGATCACAAACGACGACCTAGACGATATCCGACCGGCGCTGATAACCGGCGACTCGATCCAGACCATTCACAATACACACGCCAAGATCGGGGCCACGGCGGGATGGGTTATCGATGCGACGGATGATATCGGATTGCTCGGCACCGTCCCGGCAGGGGCCACGGCGAATTGCACCCTGGTTGTTCCCATAGCGGGTCTCGTTGTCGGCGACACCATCACGGCATTCTCTGTCGTCGGGCAGATCGAGAGCGCCGGCGAGACCGTATTACTCGATGCGAACCTGCGAAAGCACACGGCGGCGGCGGGCGATGTTGCCGATGCCAGCGTGGACTCAATCGCTCAGATCAGCGTAACGGCGGATTATGAGATCGATGACGAGAAAACCGGGCTGACCGAAGTCATCGCGGCGAATGAAACATTCTATGTTTTATTGACCGCCGACACTGGCGCGTCGGCCTCGGATATTTCTTTGCAAGCCGTGACGGTGACGGTGAAGAAACCTTAGCGAAATTGACAAATCACCCTCCATATGCGAAACGGTAGACGCCTTCGAGCATGGAGTGAACAAGGAATAGACCAATGGCCGTTCATGTTGAGAAATTAACCCTCACCCATGACAAAGCGGATGTTGCCGATTCGTCGACACAGATCATGGCCGCCGATGCAGATCCCGAGGGCGATACGCCCCGACGATATGTCCTGTTGCAAAACCAGAGCGATGAAGATGTCGATGTCCGGGTTGGCGTTGCCGCCGTGAAGGATGAGAGCATACGCATATACGCCAACGGCGGGACGTTCGAGTTGAAGCCCGTCGCCGGCCAGTTCGATAATCGAGCCATATTCGGTATCCACGTTGGATCGGGCGGCACGAAGCGCGTCACGATCATGGAGGGCAAAACCCGTGCTTAAATTTCTCGCGCTCCCGCTCACCCTACTCACCCTCATTACCTTCCCGACATTCGGTCAATCAACCCTCGGCGGCGGCACGGTCGGCATTCCCGGCCTGACTACCAATGCCGTCCGGGAGCGCCACCTCAAGGCCGTGGACGCGCCAGCCGATGAAGAATGCCTGACATACGAAAGCACGGTCGGAGACTTCGAGTGGCAGAATTGCATTGCCGGGGCGATGACTGATGTAGTCGATGACGTTACGCCGCAACTCGGCGGCCCGCTGGACACGAACGATCAGGCGATAAATCTCAGTGAAGGCACGCCGGTTGCCAGCGACACGACAACCGATATATGGGCGACTGACGGCAACACCATTCATGTGACCGGCGTCACCACGATCACTTCCTTTGGTACGGCTCCCCGCGTTGGGGCGTCTCGGGTGGTCATCTTCGACGGCGCGTTGATCCTGACACATAGCGCCAATCTCGCCTTGCCCGGAAGCGCGAACATCACGACGGCGGCGGGTGACATCGCTTTCGTGTATGCGGATTCGACGACTCAATTCGATGTCCTCTACGCTCGGGTTGACGGTACGGCCTTGGCGATTACGGCAAACAGCATCGACTTCACTGAGATCGTTAATGCGGCAACGCTGGACGGTAATTTCTCGATCGCAGCCCCCGCCGCAAACAACATCGTCATCGACAGCCGCACCGCGCCATCAACGCATACTCAGGGGATTATGCGATATGAGCATACGGCGGCGGCTGTCAATACTCGTGTGATTGAGCTTGAAGTTGACGCTGCATCATTCGCTAGCACTCATGCCGTGCGAGCCGATTTACACGCAACGGCCCTGGCTCCCGGCGAGGTAATGATCGGCTATCACGTTTCCGCCGATACATCGACATCGACCGGAGGCATGATAGAAGCAGTGCGGGTTGACAAGGCCGGCGCGGGCTCGGCTGATGTTCATGCGCTTCATATCGATCCCGGCGTTGATGTTATTCATCAGGAATCCGGCACCTTCGGGGCCTTGGAATCGGCTTGGGAAAATGCGGTTGAGGTTACGTCGGAACTCAACGATACCGGGACCGATCTAACGCTGTTCTCCTCGAATAGCGACATTCTATATATCGGTGACGCGGCGGCATTCAATGCGCTTGAAGTCAATCTCGATACGGTTGCGGGCGGCGCTGGCATCAAACCGACATTCGAGTTTAGCGATGATGGCGGAGGCGGCTGGGATACCTTCACGCCGGTTGATGGTACGGATGGCTTCCGTGAGACGGGGATTATCGAATGGACCATAGCCGACCTGACCAACTGGCAAACCGATACCGTCAATGCCGTTGCAAATAAATTCTGGATCAGGATTACACGGACACAGGCAAGCATTCCGCAAGACCCGATTGAAGACACGATCCAGATTTCAAAGACGATTGAGCACGGGTGGGATGAAGATGGCAATCTCAGCGTAAATACCGGCGATTTTGCTGGCGATGTTACCATGGCGTCGGGGACGCAGGTGTTTCTCGACACTGGAATCGCCGCGCTCCCGAGTTTAACCGACAGAACTAACCCTGATACGGGGATATACTTTTCTGGCAACGACATAAATATCAGCATTAATGAGGTAAATCGGTTTGGCTTCGTCGCCGGAACCTTTCGGGCAATTAACGGTGTTAATGGAGGCGCTTTACTACAGGAAACCGCAAGCACGATTAATCCTACGGTCATTCCTGGTGTTATTAATAATATGGCCACCGGAATGGGTTCGGGAGGCGCAAATGAGCTCTCTTTAATTGCCGATAGTATAGAGGGTATCCGAATTGAAGAAGCCTCTTCTCATATCCTTATCAGTTATGAAACGCATGTGGGATTGACAGCTAACTCTGGCGGTGGCGGTGTAGGCTCTTGTCTGCAACTTCTCTCTTCGTACAATGAGGTTCCAATTGTAGGGGCAGCGGGCGATAGCGTATGTCTTCCCACGGCAGCTATTGGGAAAACAGTATTTATCATCAACAATGACAGCACGGACGCAATGGACGTTTACCCCTTCACCGACGACAACCTGGGCGGTGGCGTTAATACCGCCGTGTCGCTGGCAGCGGGTTCAAACATTCGATATTTCGCCATCGACGGCGTGAATTGGGAAGTCATGTAATCCGTAAATCTAAGGACAAGATCATGAAGAATTTATGCACTCTGCTCCTCGCTGCGTTCCTGTTCTACCTTCCCTTAGTCGCTACGGCTTCGGCGCAGACTCCTACACTCACTCTCACCACTCCCGCACAGCCCGCGCCGGTAGCGACCTCTTACATTCTTGGCAAAATGGAGATCGATTGGCTTGCTGACTATGTAGGTCTCACATTAACGGCCGATAATGGGGAAATCGAACACGTTCCTCTTTCTGGTCCTGAAGGACTATCGGCGGTTGACGCGATTGATCTTTCAAGCAAGAATCTTCGACGGATGATGCTGCAACACCTCATCACCATCGGTAAGTTTGACGGGACGGTTGCGGAATAGCCTTGATCAAACGGCGGGGGCGGACATGAAAGCATTCTTATCAACGGCCATCCTGGCGACGATCCTGCTTATTGCATCCCCCGTTTCCGCTCAAAGTGACAATCAAATCTGTGTGTCTCACGCCGATTGGGCCGAGTCCCTGCGCATGGGCTATCAAGAAAGAGTGATCGGGACGGGGATGACCACTGACGGTATTTTCGTGGAACTGTTTGCTTCCCCCAACGGCGAGACGTGGACCATCCTATATACATATCCCGCTGGCTTGACGTGCGCCTTTGCGTCGGGAGGGGGCTGGCAAAACATCGCCCCGTCACCGGATGAGCCAGCGGAACCAGACGACGGCGAGGGATCGATATGACCCGCCGCAAAGAGGATGAAGACGGCAAGGGCGAGGCGACCAGAAACTTGCTGAAAAAGCCGTCGATCACGATACCGATTACCATTGTGGTGACCCTGATCATTACAATCGCGGGCTTCGCTTATGGCTTCGGTCAATCCACGGCGGCGACGGCGGCCAAGGTCGAGGCTAATGCGACGAGCATCATTGCCACAAATGATCGCATCGACCGGGGCGATAAACGTCTCGAAAAGGCGCTCGATGATATCAATGATAGCCTCGATGAGCTGGTCAAGTTCCTGCGCCCGTCAAGGTGGGAACAATGACCCTGCTCAAACTTGTCGACGAATTGAAACGCGATGAGCGTTTTGTGCGCCACGGCTACATGGATGATCGGGGCAATCTGACCATCGGCTATGGCCGCCTCATCGACAAGAAGCTCGGCGGCGGATTGACCGAGCCGGAAGCCCATCAATTATTGCTCAACGATATCGCCAGCGCCATCAAAGACCTGGATCGTAATTTTCCATGGTGGCGCGGGATGCCCGATGATGCGCAACGAGCGCTCTCCAATATGTGCTTCAACCTTGGCTTGCCGCACTTGTCGCTGTTCGTCAAGATGCTCGCGGCGATGAAGGCTGGCGACATGCCGACCGCCGCCGATGAGGCCCTGGACAGCCGATGGGCCGGGCAGGTCGGGGATCGCGCCATTCGGATAGCGGAACTGATCAGGGGCGCGTGATGAGCATCACATACAGCGACCCGGCGGATCTTCGATGGCTGAATGATAAGGGAACCTGGTTGGTTCTCCGGCCCTTCCTGGTCCAGTGGATACCGATAGCGCCATTCTCATCAATCTCATTCGATATCCCCGAAGGATTTGTAACCGACCTCGCCAGCCTGCCCGGCTTCATTCGCAGCTTCAATCCCGTCAACGGCCATCATTTGCAGCCCGCCATAATTCATGATTACATCTATCGCAATCGCGCCATGGGGATCACCAAGGCCGAAGGCGATCAAATGTTTTACGACGGCATGATCGCAATGGGAACGCCCTCATATCGAGCGTGGTATATGTATCAGGGCGTCAGACTATTTGGAGGTAGCTCTTATGTTGCGCGCAATTAACATAGCCGCCCTGGCCCTCTTTCTGGCAGGCTGCGGCACCACACCCGAGGCCGAGCTTCGATACTCGGCGGCGGGCGGGACGTTCGTTAAATTGGACACCATGTACATCCTTGACGACGGCACGGCCATCCCCTTCAAGATCGATTGGAGTACGGGCAGCGCCAAGGATATGGTCAAGATCACCCTTTGGCACCCGAAGACCGGCAAGCCGTTATTCGAGTATGTAGCGCGATCCGTCACGCAGCCCGAGGAAGTCATGGCCCTGCTCGCCGAGGTCAAGGGCGAGATCGCAAAGGCTCAACTTGGATTGGGAGCCGAGGCCCTGGACGTGTTGTCACAGGGCATTGTAGGAAGGATCACCGGCGGTCTGATTCCTTAGCCCTTCTTGCCGTCGTCATATCCGCAACGTGAGGCCAGCGCGAGGGCCAATCCTGCCGCGATGATGATCATGACGATTTTGAATGTAGTCACTTTGCAGAATCGAGGCGGCGCTTAGCTTCACCGCACGCGGCCCTGGACGGATCGAGGGCTTTAAGGTAGCCGGTGATGGCATTGGCCAACGCTTTATCGCGGACCTTCCCGGCCCTGTCCACAGTCCTGATGAAATCTTTGTCGGCCTTTCCCCTGGCTTTATCGATGGACTTCCCTGCCTTAACCAGAGCTTCGTCGTGTTCTTTCCGGGCGGCGCGAAGGGCGGCGCGGAGCATCTTGGCGGTATCATTGGTCATGGTTTATTCTCTGGTGGGTTTGATGAATTTGTTAAACGTGGATAAAGCCGCGTGGATAATACGAAATATCGACTTGGCTTTTATCGGTGAATGAATTGTGGAACTTCGGCATAAAGATCGCTCTCGCTTCATCTTCGGGAAGGTCAATGACGGCAACGCAATCCTTGTCAAAGGTCTTGCCGTTTAAGCTGTGAACATGAACTTGACCGAAGGTGATATATGTCGTCATGATGATGCCTTTCTGATGGCGGGTTTTGAATGGATGCCCGTCCGATCCACGCCGACACAGACCGCCGCGAGATAGGCGAACTTGCCGGCCTTGATCAGATCGGGGATGAATTGATAGGACCGCCGCCCGCCGCGTTGCTGCTCATCCTCGGCCTTCCAATCCGCCGCAAGCTGGCAAGCAACCGTCCATAGATTGATGTCCTGATTGTCTTTCAGATCAGCGGTGAGTTGCCGTTCTCCGCGCATGGTCATGAACACGTCGTAAAGCTGCGCGCCTCTCTGCTGGCGGCGGTTGTTCCAGTCGCGGCGGCATGATGTACCGGGACAGAATGCGGCGGCCTTGGAACCATCGAAGCTCTCGCGGCATTCCCGGCAGTGGCGTTTCATGACGCTTCCCGAAGCTCACGATCAAGAAGCGGTCCAGCGATCACGGCCACTTGGGAGCCGAACGGTCCATCACAAATGACGTGCGTGATTCCGCCCTTGCCATTTTCCAATTCCATTTCCACAATCCCGTCAGGCTTGAAGCCGAATGGGATATAGAAAAGGAAATTGGCAAGTTGATATTCGCTCGCTTCTATCCGTGTATCAAATACATGGTTCGGCGCGAGGACCATCAAACGATTGCCGTTCTCCTCTTTCCATGCGGGTATGAATTTCATCACGCAACCGCTTTCATCACGGTCGCTTCAACATACGGACCACGTTCGCCGCCGCCGTCATCGATGCGAATGCAGGGATCGAGGCCGAGCCTGAATATCAATCCGCGCTTGCCGGCTTCGTCGGACAGGTCGTTGAGCCATTTGACGGCGGCTCGGACTTCCTGCCCCAAGCCGGAATCGGTGAGTGTGTCCATGGCGTGTGGGGAGCGCCGCGTGGGCTGCGAATGCTCTTGTGTGGGAGTGTCGGTAGTCATGATCTTTATCCTCATCAGGTGACGTTTTGTGCGGTACTGTTTAGACGGTAATCTAATTATATCCCCACGTCAATCAATTAAATGGGTATGAAAT